GTAATAACGAGATACTCTTTTGGTGGAACATCCGAAAACACGCCAATTTCAAGTGGTATGTTAAGTGGGCTTAGCAGTTGGTTCAATTCAGTGAGCATGCTCATAACTTTTCAATCTCCTTATCGAGCGCGTTCTTCATTGCCTGAATGCAAGCCTTCTTTGACGCTCTCTTCGCTTGCTTAAGCCAAGGTTTCGGTGGTTGACCTGACTTACCATACTCAATCACTGCAGCTTTAAGCGCATTTGAAACCCTATTACTATCTACTGTTGTAGGTACACCTACACGAAGAGTCCAGTCTCCATTGCTCCTTTGTACGGGCGGTGTCGTTTCCATCGACTTTAACAATTCACCACTTGATACAGACGAATATTTTGTACCTTGGCCAATACGCTGCTCTAAATTACTTTTTGCTCTGACAAAAGCAGGTTCAGCTCCTTCTGCAAGCACTCGAGGAACAATTTCATCAAATCTGCTATTTAATTTAGCTAGTTTATTAATGAATTCCTCAGGCATGGTAAATGTTGCCTTAGCCATGTGCATCACTCCTTGAACCCGCCACTTTTTCCACCAGCAGCTCCATATACATACCTTTTTCACCAATGTCTTCCACGCTTAAAATGTTATATCGTTCACCCAAACAAACCAATATTTGCGTGGTGGTCAGTTTAATACTTCGTGGTCTACGAAACCGAAATAAGGCAGTGGCTGTTGTGAAGCTTGCTCTGTTTTTCCAAGCTTCATTACCATGACTAGTTTCTTTATAAGCTCTTGCAGAAAAAAGAAGGACATCTTCTGTTATGACAAAGCCATCTTCGTCTTTACTTACTTTTGTGTCATAAATATCGATAAAGGACTGCATCCTACCAAAACTCATATGATCACATCCTTATTCATGCGAAGGAGCATCGTTACCACTCGCCATACTTGTTCACTGGCATCCACTTTATCTTGAAAAAAGCCACCTGTGCTACCATCCCTACTCTCATAAAAGTGGGATGATAGCATGATGACAGCTTGCTCTGTTGTTGGATCCATGCTGTTTTCTAAGTAGAAACCAGCCACTTTTTTCTGGTAACCTTCAGCATAGGAAGTGGCTGCAGTGATATAACTTTGGATGAGTTTGTCATCTTCATTATGCTCAACGATTAGATTTTTTTTTACCTTCTCAAATAGTGTCATACGCACTGTCTGCCTCCTTTTTATACTGATTTCATCAGTCCTGCATCCTTTAATTTGCCTATAAGGGTATTAACATCTGCTAAAAGACCTACTACTGTTGTTGCTGTACTACTAGCTTGAGTCTCCGCTGGCTTTATTTCTTTATCCCCAAAGGTCAATCTACCACCTTCAAGGATATCGAGTTGTCCGCCAATGACCGTTTTTTCTCCACCTACTTCAGTGAAATTCTTAACATTGCTCATGTCGTTATACCTAAACTTTCATTTGAAGCACTTTGATGGCTTCTGGAAGTATCAACTTTCCATCCACACGTTGGGCTGCTTTAAATCCGACCTGTCCTGTCGCTGCATAGAGTTCATTCAGTCGTTGGAAAGAACGACCTTGTCTATCAGCGACCCAATAATAACTAAAATCTCCAAAAGCGACTGCTTTATTACCGCTACCGATGATAGGCACATACGCTGATGTTTTGACTGGACGGTTGATGATGGTATCTGGTTCACCTGCTGTGATAGAAGGTTGCCATAGGTATAACCCGTTGCCATCCTTCAATTTTCGGATTGCCTTGACCGTTGCATCGTTCATTAAGAACGACGATTTCTTGCGATATGGTGACTTTAATGAATAGAACAGATCATAAATCTCATCAATCGTAAGTGCTGTAGCACTCGCTGTAGTTACTCCTAATGTCGCACCACCTGTCGCATTAAAGATGCCTGTTGGTTTTCCTGTTCCATCCCCAACAAAAAAAGCCTCCTCTTCCTTCGTGCCGATTCGACGGGCAAACTCACGGGAGATATAGGCTTGTAAATCAAAAACACTGTCATTAAGCAACTCTTCAGATACACGAATCATTGTTGCAAGTTTATAAGCACCGATGGAAACTTGTCCGAAAGCATCATCCGATTCTGGGATTGCTCCTTCTTCATCCACCCAAGATGCAGAGCCTTTGGATGCAACAACAGGAATCTTTCTGTCACCGGATGACGTATTAATCGTTGTTGCCAATTGTCTAAAGATATTTTCTTCTTCAAGACCATCAATAAGCTTTCTTTCAAACTCATCTGGAGCAAGATACCCTCCTTCGCTGTCTGTTCCAACTTGAAGTGCATTCATGACGTCATAATTGCCTTTACTTCGCATGGTTTTCCAGAATGCATCCTTATAAGCATTGCTTGCTCTACCTGTTCTATCCTCACCATCAGGATTATTATTAGGTCTGTTGGTGAGAGGATGTGAAGTAGCTCTTGATAGTTCCAAATCAATCGTTGCTTGTCGTTCCAACCGTTCGATTTCCTTACCAAGATTCACCACATCTGCTTCCATTTTTTCATAGGTGTTGGTATCCTCAGCAGATAGCAGACCATCCGTTCCTCGTTTCGTATCGAGGAATGCTTTCGTTGCTTCCCATGCTTTTGCTCGTTTTTCTCTTAACTCAAGTACTTTACTCATATGTTATTCCTCCTTAATGATTCAAGAGATTCAATCTCTTTTCTAACTGGTCAATAGGTGTCTTTTTTTCTTCCTTAACTATCAATTTGGAAAGCAACGAATTCGTTATCGTTTTCCGCGAGAACATCATTGCTTCAAATTCAGAGTTCTTTTCAGCCTCGTCATGAGGCTTATCAAATAAAATCTTGTCAGCAAAACCGAGTTCAATCGCTTTCTTTGCATTGAACCAACTTTCTGCATCCATCAAATGCGATATCTTAGCTCTGCCAAGTCCTGTCCTAATCTCATAGGCATTCATGATGCTTTCTTTGACCTCACCGAGCATATCAATAGCCTTCTGCATTTCAGCTGTGTCACCGATTGCAATAGTCATCGGATTATGAATCATCATGATAGCTACCGGAGACATGTAAACCTCTGTACCTGCCATCGCAATGACCGATGCTGCAGATGCAGCTAAACCATCAATCTTAATAGTCACATTTCCTTTGTAATCCATGAGCATGTTGTAAATCTGTGCTGCTGCGAAAACATCTCCACCTGGCGAGTTGATCCATACGGTAATATCACCTTCAGCTGACATCAGCTCATTCTTAAATAACTTAGGTGTCACCTCATCTCCATACCAGGTTTCATCCGATATTTCTCCATTTAAAAAGAGGGCTCTTTCACCCTCATTCTTTACCCAGTTCCAAAACTTACGTTTCATCCCTTTCTCCTCCTATTTTCTTCTAACTGTTTTTCATCGACATCTTCATTACTTTTTGAAGTTTTCTCCTTGCTTGTTGCAAACGCTCCAGCATCCTTCAACTTGGTCATATTTCCATTGATCAGATATAGATTGCCTCCTTCTTCATCCGTTATCGGATTCATATCCTCTAGTCCACGGATATCATTAGCCGATAGCCACCCATTCTGTCTTCCAACGGAATAACCGTTCATCCTGCTCTGGTAGTCTCCTCGGAGCAACCCATCGACATTGAACTTAATGAAGTAGCCCTTTTTCTCACTTGGGAGCAATAGTGCTTTCATCAAAGCTTGCTCCCATCGAATGACCCACGGATCCAACGTATATTTCACGAACTCCAGAGATTGTTGTTCAATATTAGAAAAGCTAGACTTTTCCAAATCTCCTACCATATGCGGTGGAATTCGATAAAGCCTAGCTATTTCATTGATCTGAAATTTCCTTGTTTCAAGAAACTGTGCTTCCTCTGGTGGGATACCAATCTGTTGGTATTTCATCCCCTCTTCAAGAACAGCAACCTTATGAGCATTTTTACTTCCTTGATAAACTGCGTTCCAACTTTCTCTGACTTTCGCTGGATCTTTAAGTATGCCTGGATGTTCAAGAACACCTCCTGGATTAGCTCCATTTGCAAAGAATGATGCTCCATACTCCTCACAAGCAAGTGTCATACCCACTGCATTTTTTGCCATGGCAATCGGAGAATAGCCAACTAAACCATCAAAGCCAAGACCAGGTATATGCAGGACTTCATAATCCATTAAAGTAACTTCTCCATGCTGTTTAAAGTTTGGGCTTTCGTCCGAATCCCTTCGATAAATATAGAAGAGTCGGCCATTATCGGAGCGATGAACCGTTACCTTATTGGGTAAGAGTGGATATAAAGCTAAAACCCTTCCGGTTTGGTCACGGATGATTTGTGCATAGGCATTTCCCCAAATTAAAAGATGACTCATCAGTGTTTCTCTGAACACGAATGAAGTCATCTCTGGGTTTGGTTCGTTATGCAGCATGGTGTATAAGGGATGGTTAAATACTCGTTCCTTCCCCTCGCTAGAATATCGATATAATTGCAAGGGTAATGATGCGATTGTTTCAGATAGAATGCGAACACAAGCATAAACCGCTGTAGTCTGCATCGCTGTATACTCATTAACTGCTTTTCCACTGGTTGTTGAACCAAATAAAAAGGAATACGATGAATTCAGATAATTGTTTCGTGGTTTATCTCTAGATTTAAATAGTTTTGAGATTATGCTCATATGAATACACCTCTTTCTAAAAAAGACAAAATAAAAGCATCTACCATAGCAGATGCTCGTCCTATTACTCTTAATTACATAAACTTTAATGCCAATTCTTCAATTCTCACTTGATGCCCATGATTAAGTTTTGCATAGTATTTTGCATGCAAATCTACTGCATGAGCTGCTTTTTTTTGTCTTTCGATACCAAAATCTAATCCTATATTCACTAAATAGTATTCTGTTGCTTTAGCATTAATCGTTCGATGATACTCATTTCCATCCAACATATATATCAGTACATTAATGTAATCATTGGCTGAACCAATGTCCATTGAAGTCTGCCTATTAACTTGATTTTTTCCATCAACTCTAGTTAGCTCTCCAGAATATACTTTTTTCCCAATATCATATGCACATTCAATCATAGTTTTTGTAATAGCACCCATATAACCCGACTCCTTTTTATCAATCATTTGATTTAATCTGTTAACTCTTTTTTATGATATCATAAAAAGATGCAGCCTGCATATGATTCTGCAGCGTCATACACGGCTTCTAGCCGTCTCTGGTCATACCTAGTTGCAGATTATAAACTTATGATTCCCCTATCATCATAAACACTACCCTCGTCATTCCTATTTCGAATGCACCTATCAAGAGCCATTATGGCTGCGACAATTCCATCAATCTTTTCTACTGATTTTTCCTTATCTGGCTTAATGTTTCCCGCTGGGTCTTGTCGCATGACTACATTTTGTGCCATCCATTTTAGTACAGGATGTCCGCCATGATTAATGCTTCCACCCATTAAAAGCTTATATAGTTCCTTACTAGGTGGAGACATATCTTTGTATCCTTGGCCAAATGGAACGACTATAAAACCCATGTCCTCAAGATTTTGAACCATCTGTGTTGCATTCCAACGGTCAAAGGCAATTTCCTTAATATGGTACTTTTCGCCTAACTCTTCAATGAATTTCTCAATAAATCCGTAATGCACCACATTACCTTCAGTCGTATTTAGGTATCCTTGCATCTCCCATACATCGTAAAGTACATGGTCTCTACGACATCTTAATTCCAACGTGTCCTTTGGTAACCAAAAGAATGGTAGGATGATATATTTTTCATCCTCCGACCGAGGTGGAAACACTAGTACAAAAGCAGTGATATCGGATGTACTTGATAAGTCAAGCCCTCCATAACACTCACGACCATTCAACGAATCAATATCTATCAGTAAATCACCACGCTTATAAATATGATCTGGTATCCAAC